TTCATCTCCCTAACCGCCACAAGGCCGCGCCTTCGGCTGTAAAAATCCGCTAAAGCTCCACCCGGGCGCGAAATGTCATATCGATGCGCCGCGCCGTGCCCTCGTCCAACCGCCGCGCCACGGCACGCTGAAACCGGATCGACACCAGCGTTCCCGTCGCAAGGCTCAGGCCCCCGCCCAAGAGCGCTGCCGAAGCAGCCGCCGCCAGCGTCTTTGCGGTCAGAAAACCCGCCGCATCGCTGATGACGCTGATGGTGAACCGATGTTCCGCCCCCGGCCCCGTACCGTCCGACTGATCCAGCACCACCTCTGGGCCAATCAAAATGAAGGTGCCGGGCGTTGTGCCGGGCGGCATCGCATCGACGATGCTCACCCCCGAAAGCGCGGGCGCCGCGCTCAGCGCGCCAAAGATTGCCGCCTGCAAGGCCGCCGCCGCCGCATAACTCATGCCGGGTCCTCCTCACGGGCAAAACAAGTCAAGTACTGACCTCGCGGGTCCTCTTCGGTCACCGCCAAAAGAGTGAAGACCCGCGCCCCATCGCGCAGCCGATCCTCAGGCCGTGGCCGAGCCGTCGATCCCACAGGGGCCGCGCGCACCGTGATGCGGTAAGGCACCTGCGCCGCGCGCACTTCGATCCCGGCGGCCTCACGCCCCGCACCGGGCTTCAGCGCGGCCCATAACACCCCACGGACCGCCCAAGTCAGTTGAAAACCGCCCGCGCCATCGGCTACCCGCTCGGGCGCCTCCAACACCATACGGCGATCCAGGCGCACCCCGCTCATGGCTTGCCCCCAAGAATACGCACCGTGCGCCAGCGCTCAATCAGCGCCTGCACCGCAAAGGGCAGCCCCCCCTGCCCGCCATCACCGGGCTGGCGCGTCTCATAATACTCGGCCGCCAGCAGCATCACTGCCTGCGCCAGATCCACAGGCACCTCGGCCCAAGTCGCGCCAAAGCCTGCGTCAAACACCACTTCAGCACGGCCATCCATCGGCACGACGGGCAGCAAAACCCCCACCGCCACCAGCTTCGGGCGATGCATGTCCGGCACCAGCCGATAGCGCGCCGCTTCCACCACCGTGGCCGCACCCTGCACATCCACCACCGTCACCGACACCACAGAACTGACCGGCGCCACGGGCAAAGGCTGCTCACCAGCGCTGCGCCAATTTTCCAGCTCCAACTTGAAACGGCGCGCGATCAGCATCTTGCCGATCCGCCCCTCGACCACCACAATCGCGGCACGCAGATAGGCCTCGATCAACCCATCTTGCAGCCCGTCCTCGGTGAACCCGCTGCCCAGCCGCAAATGGTCCTTCAACCCTTGCACCGGCAGGGCCGCAACCGGGACCGTTGTCATTTCCGTCAGCATCATCTTCAGATCCTTTGCCATCAGCCCCAAAGGCCCCGTGAGAACCCATGCGCGCCCATGGGTCCGGCCCCCATGAGGACCGGACCCACAGCTTCGATTACGAGACAGCAACACGCAGCAGCTTAATCGCTGCAAAGTCGGTGACATCGCCGCCCACGCGCTTGTTGGCGTAGAACAGCACATTGGGCTTGGCCGAGAAGGGATCCCGCAGGATGCGCAGATCGGGACGCTCGGCAATCGTGTAGCCGGCGGTAAAGTCGCCAAAGGCGATCGGGTGGCTGTTGGCCGCCACATCCGGCATGTCCTCGCAGATCAACACCGGATAGCCCATCAGACGCGCGGGCTCCCCGGCCTGCAGGCTGTCACCCCACATAAAGCGGCCATCGGCATCCTTCATCTTGCGCACCGCGCCTGCGGTTTTCGAATTCATGATAAAGGTGCCATTGGCGCGGTAATCCGCTCCCAGCGCATAGACCAGATTGACGATGCAATCGCTGGCATTGGTGGTCGCGAAATCGGCCGCCGCGCCGGTCGGGATGTAGCCAAGATTGCCCCAGGTCCAGGACGCATTGGCCACCTTCGGCGGCAACAAAATCCCGCGCGGCTTGTCCACACCGTCGCCATTGATGAAAGCGGCCGCCTCCGCACGGATAAAGCGCGTGGCGATCTTGCCGGCCAGCCAACCCTCAACGTCAAAAGCGGTGTCATCCAGCAAGCGCTGGCTCGCCTTCGGCATGGCCGACAGCTCATGCAACTTGATCGAAATGCGATCAATCAACGGGGTCGCGGTTTCTGCCTGCGGCGCAACCTCGGTTGCCCAGCCAGAACCGACTTCGGACCGGTCGATCAGCACGTCGAACGACGTCGCATCCACCTGAACCACATTGGCCGCAGCCCGCAAGCTGGAGGTCGACACCAGCATCGAGCGAATGGTCTCGGCGGTCTGCGGATCGACCAAATAGCCGCCGTCCGCGGCCACTGCAGTCGACAAGGCCTTGCCCTCCAAGACGAGGCCCCGCAGGCCATCATCATCGCCCGAACGCAAGTAGGCGCCAAAGGCCTTCTTGTGGGGCACTTCCACTTCAGCACTGGTGGCCAATGCAGGGCGGCCAAAAGTCATTTGTTTGCGATCCAGCATGGTCAAACGCTCTTCCTGATGTTGCAATGATTGTTTCACTTCGCTCTGAAAGCCCCTGAAAGCGTTCAGAAATACTTCCAGAGCGGCTTTTGCGTCCGCAGCCGGAGTTTGGGCGGCTTTGGTGGCCAAAGGCACACCTTCCCCGGCCCGAGCCTTTGTCTCGGTCATTCCAGTCATCCTTCGGTTTGGTTGAAGAACCGGGCCTAGGGCCGCCCGGCCATGGCCTCTGCCGCCTCGGTCAAAGCCTGCGCCAGTCGGCGCCAAGTCTCGGCCTCGGGGTCATCGCCCTTGGCCGCCACCCGCGCCTCGGGAAGCATTGGAAAGGTCACCAAGGACACCTCCCAAAGCTCCAACTCCTGCAAAAGGCGTTGCCCCTTGCCATCTCGTTCTGCCTTGACGGTCCGGTAGCCAATCGACAGCCCGTCAATCGCCCCCGCCGCCAAAAGCGCCGCCGCCTCGCGGCCCTTGTCAACATCGCGCAACAAGCGCCCCTTGACCCACAGGCCCGTGGCATCCTCGCGCACCTCGTCCCAAATGCCGATGGGCTGGGCCGGGTCATGCTGCCACAGCATCTTGACCGCACGGCCCGCCGCCGCAAGCCGCTTGAGGCTAGCCGCATAAGCGCCCTTCACCACCACATCGCCGCCCTGATCGCGCTTGCCAAAAAGGCTGGCATAGCCTTCGATCCCGTGACCATCGGTCACACGCAGGCCCATCCCGGCCCCGGCAGGCGCTTGCATGTCCTTACGCTCCAATCCGCCATCCATCGTCATCTCTCACCTCACCGTTCTACCTAGTGGCCGCCTGGATCAACGCCTCGGCCATCTGCGCCAGCAAAAAGGCCGCAACCCCGTAAACCCCCAGCCAGATGCGCTTTTCCAATCGCTCCAGCACCGCATCGATCTGGCTCAGGCGCCACTCCAGCGCCACCCAACGCTCCTCGGCCACCCGCTCATTTGCCTCGATCCGGGCCGCGGCGGCGTCAAAACTGTCGTAGACAAAGCGCGACCCGCTTTCGCCCGGCTTCCTCACGCCTCACCGTCCTCCACCACCCCAGCCTCAGGTAGGCGCGGCAGGCCCAGCAAAGCTCGCTTTTCAGCTGACGTTAGGAAATCCGCCGCGCCGACCCGCGCCCATTGCTGATCTCGCTCCACAGCGAGCGCGGGGATCTGATCGAGATCAGGCCGCAACTCCACCGCCTCGCCCGTAAACCCCGAAAGCCAATGCGACACCCCTGCCGCCACCCGCTGCACCAAGGGCAGCACGGTCAGCCGGTAAAACGCGCGGTTCGCCTCTTGGTAATTGGCATAGGTCGCATCCCCCGGAATCCCCATCAGCATCGGCGGCACGCCAAAAGCGATGGCAATCTCGCGCGCCGCCGCCTCCTTGGTTTTCTGAAACTCCATATCACTGGGCGAAAAGCCCATCGGCTTCCAGTCCAAACCACCCTCCAGCAACATCGGCCGCCCAGCATTGCGCGCGCCCTGGTGGTGGCTCTCCATCTCGCTCAAAAGCCGGTCATACTGGTCGGCCGACAAATGGCTCTGCCCATCTGCACCTTTGTACACAATCGCCCCCGAAGGCCGTGCTGCATTGTCCAACAGCGCCTTTGACCAGGCACTCGCGCTTGTGTGCACATCCAAAGCCACTGCTGCCGCCTGCAAGGGGCTAAATCCATAGTGGTCATCCTGCGGATGGAAGGTCTTGATATGGCAAATCGGCAGCACCTCGGCGCTCATCGCAAAGCGGTGCGTGCGCCCCGACACGGTGTAATCATAGGCCACCGGCCAGCCATCCGCCCCCGGCACCAGCGCCATCCGGTCCGACCGTAGTACATGCAATTCCCCCGGCAGCGCACCGGTCCCCGGCACTGCCTCAATATAGGCATTGCCCGACAGAAGAAGATGCCCATAGACCGCCTCAAACAGCTCAGCCCGCCCTTGCACCCCATTGGGACGGCGGATCAGGTCCAAGACCGGATGCGTCTCATAGCGCCGCTCGGCATCCTGCAAAACCAAGGGAAGCGCCGCCGCCGCCTCGGCAATCAGCTTGACCGCGCGAAAGCCGATCGGATTGCCCTGAAACCCCGACCGCGCCAAGCTCAAC